AATTTTCAGTACCTATTGCATCACTACAATAGGTTACTAAATCCATTAGTTGATAATTAAGCATTAATTGTGTTTTTGATTGATTAATGGCTTCAATATATTTGTATTTACCACTGATTGGAATACTGTTAATAATATCCCAAGTAGTACCATATTCTTCGATTAATTGTTGTGCACGTTTAGGTCCAACTCCAGCTACACCAGGAACATTGTCGCCACTATCACCTATAAGGCATTTAATATGAATATATTGTTCTGGTTCAAATGTATAGTGATCTGTCCAGTTTTCCCAAGTAATTTCTTTTCTGGTAATATAGCTAAATCTTGATGTATTAGGTTTAATTAATAAATCCCAATCTTTATCGCTTGAAATTAGCCATATTTGATCAATTTGTAGTCGATGTTGTTTGGCCACAATATAAGCAGCAATATCATCAGCTTCTACACCTTGAAATTTTAATACTGGGTAATATTCCGTTAATAATTCTAATGTTTTACTAAAATCTTCAAAAAATAATTCAAATTCTAATTTTTCAGCTTCTGTTTGTTGTTCATATTTATCTTTACGATTTTGCTTGTAATTAGCATAAATAGTTTTACGATAACTACTAGATCCTTGATCTGCAGCTATAATTACATTTTGTGCACGATAGCTTTTTGCTAAACTTTCTACAGTATGTAAATAATCTTCTGCAAAATCTTTAGCTTTACTATGTTTATAACGAAATGCAAGATTAAGTGCATCAACTATCATTAGTGTTTTATTTGTAAGTTCAAACTGTTTAAATGTTTTCATATTATTTTAATGTGTAATTTATTATTATAACACTATTGATAACAAAAGTCAATCTATAAATTTAGTTTTGCTGTTCTGAAGCCAATCTTCTAGTAAAAACATATAGAATTCATAATTTTGTGAATAAAATAATAACCACCGTTTTTCCATCATATTATCACAAACAATACTTGTAGCACCAAATAATTTGCTGCGATCATATTTAAATATTAATAGCGGCATTTTATCTACTTGATGTGCTTGACGCTGTGTTTGCTGCCACCACTCTAAAATTTGTGGAGTTTTATGTGTTAGTAATCCACTGTTAATATGATCTTCTGCATAACCTTTTACTTCAACACAATATAAATTATTTTTACTAGGTATATATAAATCTCCTTTTAATCCATGTTTAGGATCTAGTGCGCCACTACTAGGAACTCGTTCCCAGGGTAAACCAGTATATTTACGAAGCATATCTCGCGCTAATATCTCTGTTCTATTGCCTTTAGCCCTACTATCTACCACTTGTGGCCTCATTAACATGTTTAGCCAACTTAGTCCAATCTATATATCCTTTACTATCTGTATATAAACTAGTTAGTTCAAGTTGTTCTATTTTTTCGGTTTCTAATTCATGCTTTTTATTATATTTATTTAATACTTTTTCATAATATTTAGCACGCATGATATTATCTTTCAATGCGAGATATATTAGCATGTTTAATAACATTTACTTTCTCTAAAAGTGGGTGACTAAATCCATGCGACACTAAAAATGTATTAAGATGTTCTTCTTCTAGTAATACTTCTACAAGTTTTTCTTTACCATCTATATCTAGTGCTTCTACTGTTTCATCTAAAATTAATAAATTAATTCTGCTACTGGATAATGTTTGCATTAATTTGCGTATAGCTAGTAATGTGGCTACATTTACACGGGCTTTTTCACCGCCACTAAGTGCATTAATATCAATATCTTTTCCATTATCAGTAATTACTACTAATAATTTATCGCTGCTATTTACTTTAAAACTAATTTGAAATCTTCCATCACTAAGATCAACTAAATATCCATTAGTAATTAATTCTAGATCTTTAACTAAACATTCAATTTTATATGCTACTAATCCTGTTGTTGAAAATGTTTTTGTAAGTACTTGAAGTATACTCATACGTTCTGTCATTAAATGTAGCTGAAAGCTATATTCTTCTAATTCTTCTTTCATTTCTTCAAGCTGTTGACGAATAGTATCTATTTTACTATTGTGTGCTTGTATTCGAATATTTTCATCCTCAGCTAATTTAATACGCTGTTTAGTTTCTTGTATAGTTCTAGCTAAATTATCATATTGATTTTCTAATTCATTTTTATCTAGTGTTTTTGTTGGTAATATATTGTCAATTAATTGATGCAGTCTTTCAAAATCTTGTTGTGCTTTTAAAGTTTCTTTATATTGTTTATCTAATTTTTCTAGTTCATTACGTTTAATTAATGCAGCAGCAGCACTAGCTCTAGCCATTTCAACTTCATAGTCTTTAGTTTTAATTAATTCTTGAGTTTTTGTACTGTCAATGTGACTAAAACAAGTAGGACATATACCACTTAAATTTTTTAGTTTCTTTATAAATAATTCACCGTCTTTTACGGTTTTCATATTTTCTGTTTGTTCTTCTTGTAGTTTATTAATTTCTTTTAAATCTACAATTTTACAACTAGAAAAATCTAAATTAATTATACTAAGTTGTTGTTTATAAGTATTATTTTGTATAATTTTACGATTTGTTTTATCTAGATTAGCAATTTCTAGACCAATTTCAGCACATTTAGTTTCTAGTTTACTATCTAAAGTTTCTACTAAATTAAGATTTTTTGGTGTTAAATCAGTTTTTTCATACTTATCTAGCCAGCTCCTAACAGTATTAACTTTAGCTTGTGTACTACTAATTTCCTTACCTAGTTCTAAAGAAATATCTTTAAATACTTCGCTAGCTTTAGTATACTTACTAAGATTTAATATTTCTATAAGAAATTTTTTGCGGGCCGTATCTGCACTTGTTAAAAATTCTAAACTCATAGCATTACTTTGATATACTATTTGTGCAAAACTTTTATGATCAATGCCTATTATATCTTCAATAATTTTATAAGTTTGTGTAGCGGTATGTGCACTAATATCTTTACCATTTTTTAATAATTTAACAGTTTGAGTTGTTCCACGAGTAGTTTTTATACTATACTCATTTTCATCACGATTTAAATCAAGTTCAATAGTATATGTTTTATCTTTAACATATCTATTAAGAATATCACTTTTTTTAATATTTTTACTATTTTTATTAAACAATACTTCTTCTAATATAAGTGCAATACTACTTTTACCATGACCATTTTTACCTACAAGCTGTGTTAGTGGAGATTTCAAAAAATTTATAGTATTATTACTACCATAACTAAAACAATTACTCCAGCGCAATTCTTTAATTGTTATCATTGCTCCAAAACTTCCGTTTATTTAAATAACCTAATTGTTCTATTAACAGTATTATATCAACAGCATTTTCAAATTCTAGCTGCCAACAGTCTTGCGAACCATGTTTACGTTCAGCAAGTATTTTAGCAACATAGTAAAAATTAGGATGATAATCTGTGTTAATCATGCTCTATTTTATCCAGTTGATTTTGTACTTCTAGTACAGCTTTATCAATAGTTACAGCTGGAAGTTGTAGTATATATTGTAAATATTCTCTAACTTCTTCAACTAATGTCATATCATTATCCAACATAAGCTGTACATCACTGTTACGTTTAATGACTTTTTTATCTATTAGATCACTATCTTCTAATTCGCCTAGTTCTTGTAAATCACCTTCAACTTGATAAATTGTATGATGATAAGGTGTAGGCGGTTTAGGGTCTCCAACACCTATAGTTTTTCTTATTAATTGTGGTAATTCTAGTTTAATCCAGTTATGTTCTAATGTTTCAGTATCTAAAAGTATTATACCAGTTTGTACAAAATCTCTGTGAAAACTGGTAGTAATAGGACTACCAGGATATAATATATTACGCTGACAATTTTCATAGCTATGTAAATCACCTGCTAATACAACGCTCCAATTATTAAAAATATCAAGATTAACTTCTGCGGTAACGTGTGGCGGTATTTCTCCACGAACATGCGTACATAATACATTACCACCTTCAGGCCAAGGATTATTTTGTTCAAAATCTTTTAGTTTATTATAAGGAACAAATTCTATTCCATAATCACTATAGTAATCGTCAATAACTATAACATTACGTTTATTACTCATTAAATTAGTGGCTTTGGCTAAATTCGTCATAAATGTAGTAGATTTTTTAACTGCTTCATGATTACCACTATATATAATAGTAGGTATTGTACAATGACTTATTAGATCAAAATAAACTTCTAATTCTTCCATATTAGGCAATTTATCAAATACATCTCCGCCTATAATAAATAAATCTGCTTTAACTTGTTGTTCAAGCAATGCTTTCCATAACAAATTATATCTATTTTTAGCCCATTCTACAGGAACATTTTTTTGACCTAATTTTATATGTATATCAGCCGTAAAAAGTATTTTCATTATTTTTCCTGTGATGAAAAAGCCCAGTAACTTTCATTACTGGGCCACTATTTAACCTAATTCTTTAACAGCTTCTTGTTCGCTATCACTACCACTATCATCATCACCCTGTTCGGCAATTTTATCTAGTAGAGCTTTAACTTCTTCTGCTGTTGGTCTAGGAAATTTTTCATCAATACTTTGTGCAGAATCAGCTAATTTTCGTTCTTCGGCACTAAGTGGTCGTGGTTTGCAGCGCAGAACTTGTAGTGTATATTCAACATTAAATGGAAGTGGGCCAGTTTTTACACGTTTAAATACTACATCCCAACCTGTATCATAGTCCGTAGGATCATTTAAATCTTCTGCAGCTGTAACTATTTGTTCAAATAGTTTCTTTTTAAGATTTAAGGCTTTAACTTTTCCATCCTTAGGATCTAGACAATTAATAGAATAACTCCAAGTGCAACGTAAATCCGGATAATAGTCTGGTACATAATCCTTTTCTAGATTATCAAATTTTTCCTTATCTCTACTAAATGCCAAACACTCAACCGGAATATCTTTATTGTTAGTACCTTTTAACCAGTAAATATATCTAGGAAGAACTCCGCCAATTAATCTAACTATATTTTCGCCATCTTTATATTCATAGGTTTCTACTTTACTTGATAATGATGGTATTAGTATTTCATTCTTAAATAATTCAACTAAAATCTATAATATTAAGGATGTAGCGGAATTAGACCGTTTATTAAATGAGAATAAGCCTAATAATGAGAAACAAACACCATTACTTGGTGCTTTTAATAATATAATTAAATATTACAAGACTAGAGAAGGTAAACCATTAGCAATTTCCATTTGGAC